GCGCCCGCCCGCAAATTTGGCAGCCGAACTCCACTTTCGAACGGTCCCCCGAAAGTTCTATTCGAGAAACAGCCGAACGGTCGTATAACCGTACAGCCGGTCGTATCCGGTTCCGACAGTCAGTACGGTAGCTACGATTGACACAATAGGGTCCTAGTCCTATATTGCCACCTGTCGGGGAAGGATGCATGGACGCATCCACTAACGATTTGAAGGAGTTGCGGAATGAGTATCGCAAACCGACTCTGCCTAAGATTTGACAGCCAAGAGCCTCGGGGAAATTCACGAGCATATAGCACGAGGGGCGAAGCCCTTAATGTTATATATAGTAGTTCTCTATTAGGTAACCTCAGGTCCCCTCAGGTTCACCCAATGTCCCCCAATGTTCCCCTGATATTCACCAAAAGTTCTCCTCAGGTCGCCCTTGTGTCACCAAGGGTTAGCCTCAGGACAATCATGAGGTCTCTCTTCAGGTATATCGACAGGTAGGCCTTTAGGTAGATGTTCCTCAGTAGAGAAGGAACAGGTAGAGATAGTGTCACCTATCCCTACCTGTAATTACACCCTCTTACTACTGGAGATCATCCATAAACCGTTAACCATCAACTCTTGCTTAGGGAGTGATTCAATGATTGAACAGTCGAAGGACACGGATAGTCTATTCTCGGGACTCGTACAAAAACAACAGGCTCTTGAGAACCTCTCAGTAGATAGAGGAAGACTCAGGTTCCAAGATCGAATACAGAAGAATAAAGCTAAGCAGAAAGAGACAGCATCAGGAGCCGTAAGGAATCTCCTGAGAGAATCCCTCTTACCTGTTGAGGAAGCCATCGAGCTCGTATTGGAGACTCAGAAGGCCAAGAGAGGGCCTAAGCCGGTATGGGTTAAGTTCTTCACGACTCTCGGATCTGATGTAGCCGCCTACCTAACCGGAATTGCAATCCTCGATTCTATCTCCTCAAAGATCTCAGCCTCCAAGATGTGCCTGAAGATTGCCGGACTCATGATTGATGAGCTCCGGTATCGGAAATTCAGAGAGGTCTCCCCAGGCCTATTTGATTGGAAGCTTCGGAACTTCAATGATTCCAGCTATACCCACATGAAGAGGAGCATGGACGCATCAATCACATTCTCGGATATTGATGTCTCTGAATATGACCTCGATGTCACACAGAGAATGCACCTGGGATCGAAGGCGCTTGATCTATTCGTAGCTGCCACGGGCTACGTGGAGATTCGCCGCACAGCGACAGCGAAGAAACAACGCACTGATGTATGTGCCACCGATAAGACAGTCGAGTGGATTCAGAAGACGAACTCTCGATTCGAGGAGCAGGCACCTATCTTCATGCCGATGCTGATTCCTCCTCGACCTTGGGGCGATTGGCACCCGAACGGCAAGAAGCGCATCAAAGGCGGCTATTGGTTCGCGCTGTCGGGCCGCTTCGATCTCCTTCGAGCCTGGGGAGAGGGAGACTATCGGAAGAATCAAATCGCTGAACTCGACAGTCTCACCATGCCTACTGTCTATACAGCATTGAACGCTCTTCAGGAGACCTCGTATCTCATCAACGAACGAGTCCTCGCTGTAATGGAGAAGTTCAAGATCATGGGCGTTGCCGTCGCAGGAATGCCCTCCTATGAAGATGAGCCTCTACCTCCTCGCCCTGAGGATATCGACGATAACCCGGTAGCCCGAAAGGAATGGCGTCGACAGGCTCACATTGTTTACGAAGCGAACCACGAGCGTAAGTGTGAAGCAATCCGCTTCTCAAAGATCCTAACTACCGTAAATCTCATGCTTCAGGAGACAGAACCCGATGTCAGTAACACTGATGGATCAACTCGACGAGGAAGGCCTCTACCCTTCTACTTTCCGTACAATCTTGACTTCCGAGGACGAGCTTATCCAATACCTGTCTATCTTCAACCCCAGGGAGACGACATTTGTCGAGGCCTTCTTACTTTCGGTGAAGGAAGACCGCTTGGCAGTAATGAAGCTGTCGATTGGCTCGCCATTCACGGGGCTAATCAGTTAGGCAAGACGCCTCAGGGAGAGTCTCTCGACAAGGGCTCCTTCGAGGATAGGATTCAATGGATCGAAAATCACACCGAAGAAATCTGCGCCATTGCTGATGATCCGGTGAGCAGCCGAGATCTCTGGATCAACGCGGAATCTCCTTGGCAGTATCTTGCTTTCTGTTTTGAGTGGGCCGACTTTATAAGATCCGGTCGCTCTTTGAACTTTGTTTCCTACTTACCAGTCAGCATGGATGGTAGCTGTAACGGCCTTCAACACTATGCTGCCCTGATGAAGGATGAGGAACTCGCTAAGGCGGTCAACCTCATTCCCTCATCGACGCCTCAGGACATCTACAAGACAGTTGCCGCTGAAGTGGTTCGTCTCCTCCAGGCCGATGCAATGAAGGATGGGGACAACGCTCAGTTTGCCAAGGATTGGCTCGCCTGGGGAAAGATCGACAGGAAGTTCGTTAAGCGTCAAGTGATGACCCTTCCCTACGGCTCGAAGAAGTACGGCTTCCGAGAGCAGGTGAAGGAGTTCCTCAAAAAACTCGACTCGAAGGATCGTCCGACCTTCTTCTCGACGGCCTCGGACGGCTTCAAACACGTCAACTATATCTCTCACATCGTTTGGGCTTCCCTCGCTCAGACATCCGGTGCTGCTATCGAAGCGATGGAATACTTTCAACAGTGCGCCCGTCTCGCTGCGAGATCCTCGGCCGGTATCACATGGACGCCTCCCAACGGGCTCGCAGTGTTCCAAGCGTACCCTGAGACCGAGAGCGTTCTTATCAAGACTGAGTCGGTCCTCGCAGGGAGTGCCTTCAGGCCCCGTGTGAGTCGGATCAAAACGACTCCGCAAGGTGGACAGTCTTGGATGTCCCCGGCCGGACTTCCTGTGACTCAGGCATATCCCGAGATCCAGGCTGTTCAAGTGAAAACTACTCTTGAGGGCTCGATCTTTAAACCCGTGGTTAACAGGATTCAGAGACCGCCTGATTACTACGCCATCGACCGAGGTAAGCAGGTCTCTGGCATCGCCCCGAATATCATTCACTCTCTCGACGCAGCCGCAATGATGCTGACGGTCGAGGCAGCCACGGAGCAAGGTCTCACTCACTTTTTGATGATCCATGATTCCTACGGCACTCATGCGGCCGAAGCTTCCAAGCTATCCCGTTTGTTGAGGGCTACCTTTATGAAGATGTACTCCGGTAACACAGTCCTTACGAATTTACACTCGGATTTCACGTCGAACATTGACTCTGAGTGCCTCCGTGAAGGTGAGGCGATGCCAGAGATGCCGTCAGTCGGATCTCTCGAACTTTCGCAGATCCAAGATGCGGCTTACTTCTTCGCCTAATTCACGAGCATACAGCTAAGCAGAAAGTACGCATGTCCGGTTTGTTCGATTTTCGTCTGTTTATTTTTCACCAAGGAGGATTTTGTTGTGAAGTGCAACCACGATGGTAAAGCGTTCGATTCGATCTACGGTGAGGGTAAGGTCTGTTATGACTGTGCCCTCACCGAGCAACTCTACGGTATCGTCCCTGGGGACCTCCGGGAGTTCTCACTCGCTCAGCCTTGCTAGTTCCATACCGGCCACTTGAGAAGCACTCTCTTGAGTGGCCGTTAACCGAAGACCTCATCATTCCCCAATTCGTTCACGAGCGTTACGACAATTACCTCATCAACATTGAGATGCCCTTGGTGTCCCCTTTGTTGATGGACGTGTGTCACTTGGTTTGGATCAAAGACACGTCCCAAGGCGTGTATCGAATGGTCCGGCTGTTCGACGATGGAACGAAGCACGGGGAAGATACTGATGACCACGGTGTACCTACAGGGCGTTTCGTTCAATGCCCCTGCGACTTCTGCAACGCAGTCAAACCAATCCCCTACTCGAAGTAAGGAGTCCCCTGATTGTCCAACGATACTAAGAAAAAGAAACCGAATCTCGTCTCGCCTCGTGGCGTAGCGAGATACCCGAAGCTCACGACGCCTGACACAAAGTTCAAGAAGGAAGGCGAGTTCTCCGTGAAGCTTCTGTTGAGTGAAGAAGCTGCCAAGCCTCTCATCGAGCAGATTGACGCTGCGATGGAGGAGTCTTATCAGAAGGCAGTGCAAGAGAACAAAGGGAAGAAGATCAAGCGTGCCGATCCTCCCTACAAACAGGACGACGAAGACGAGAACCTCGTTCAGTTCCACTTCAAGATGAAAGCAAGTGGCGAAACGAATGAAGGCTGGAAGTGGACTCAGCGTCCGGTCATTGTCGACGCCAAAGGCAACGTCATCGAAGACGCTCAGTCGCTCCGCATCGGCGGAGGCTCGTCGATCAAGGTGAGCTTCTTCTTGAAACCGTGGTGGACTCAGCTGCTCGGCGCCGGAGTGAATCTCGCTCTGAAGGGCGTGCAGATCTTCGACCTGAAGGAATGGAAACAGGATCTCGGATTCAAGGCAGAGGAAGGCTACACCTACTCGGCATCAGAAGACGAGGGTAACGATTTCACTTCCTCAGGTAACGATGGTTCTGAAGGCGAAGGTTCGGCGGACCCTGGAGACGGCGATTTTTAATCGCTTTCAACAAACAGCGTACAAGGAAGCCCGAGAATCAGGATACCGAAGCAACCTCGAAGTGACGATCTCGAAACAGTTGGAAGCTGCCGGGATTGACTGTGAGTATGAGGGAGTCACTCTCCCTTATACTCAGCCAGAGGAACATCGACGCTACACACCTGATTGGATTCTCGCCAATGGCATCGTCATCGAAGCCAAAGGTCCCTGGGAAACAGCGGACCGCAAAAAGATCAAGCTCATCAAGAGTCAATACCCTGAGCTCGACCTGAGAATGGTGTTCTCACGAAGCAAGACGTGTATCTCGAAGAAGTCGAAGACGACGTATGCAATCTACTGCGAGACTATCGGACTTCCCTACGCTGACAAGCTCATCCCCGAATCATGGCTTTCAGA